GGTGCGGCGGCATGTTAAGGTTCAACCGGTGGTTAATCGGCCGCCTAACCGGAATTAATGGCTTGATTGGTAGGCGCGGCTGGACTCGAACCAGCGACCCTCAGCTTAGAAGGCTGAAGTTCTCGCTCACTGTAACACGTTTTTTCAGTCACTTGCGTTGCTCTCCTGTCCAATTCCTGTCCAAAACCCCCACCGGTCGGCCACAAAGCTGAGGCTCAATGCACCAAACCTCCCGCGCTCAGCTCCTTGGATTTCCCCTGAATCAATTTCGCGCTCATCTTCTCGATCACTGCCCGGCGCCGCCCCAGATCCTGCTGGCCATACATCATCGTCATCCGAATATCCGTGTGCCCGAGCATGGCCATCTGATCGGCCGGAGAGGCGGCTTCTTGCCGCACCCAAGTCGCGTGTGTGTGCCGGAACACGTGCCACCCGAGCCATGGCATGCCGAGCTTTATCCCAATCGGCTTCAAAACCCGGTTGAACAAGTTGTGGGCGTCGACGGGCCTGCCGGTGCTCGATGCAAACACCGGATCCTCGGACGCGGTGAACTTATCCCGCGAAGCGACGCTGCGGAGTAGCTTCTCGATGGCTGTATCGATTGGCAGATAGCGGCCGCGGCCTCTTGCTTTGACCGTGTGATACGCTCCACCGCCCTTTCGCGTACTCCACTGAAGGCGAATCACAATCGACTTCGGTGGGACCGCCTCGCCATCCAAGATCGGCCATGAGTCCGACAGGTTCACGGCCTGCCATTGCAGTCCGCACATCTCTGCCACGTTCATCGAGGTCAGCACCGCAAGGTGCACCATCTCACGCGCGGGTGAAGGCAGCGCATCGAGCAGCAGCTCCATCTGCTCAACCGTGAGCGCGTGCTTCTGCTTCCGAGTCATCTCCGGCAGTCGCACGTTCGCCGCCGGATTTTCCCCGGAGTACATGTGCACGGTCTTGGCATATTTGAACACCGCGCTCGTCGCGTTCTTTAGATGGAGCGCTGTTTGCACGCTGTAGCGAACCTGCCGGGCCCGACTCTTTGTGACGAGCTTCACCTTGCCGGTCTTGCGGTCTTTGATCTGGCGGACGCGGTCCTTTCCCACCGTGTAGGTTTTTTTCAGTAGGTCCAGACACATGCGCTGCACGTGCTCATGCCTCACTTCGCGCAACGGCATTTCCCCAATCGCCGCAAGGACGTGCTTTAGCTCGACCTCGTAGTGATCCTGGCCGCCACGCTTCATCGACGCCACGTACTCCGGCATGAAGCGCCGCTCGATAAAATCTTTGACCAACATCAGAGACCCAGGAACCACATCGAGCCGATTGACTTCCTTGAGGCGCTCTTCAGCCCGACGCTTGGCCTCTTTTTCGGTGATGGCGTCCGGACCGCGGCAAGGCCCGACCGTATGGCTCCCACGTCGGCGAGACGTGCCACCTTCGCCGTCCGGAACATCCTCCCAGAATCTAAGCCGCCACCAATTTCCGTCTTTTTGAAGACTCCCCGTCCGCTGAAAACGCCGACGCGCCATAACGTGTTCCTCCTGCGGGAACAGGTTACCAACGCGGAATGGGGCGGAGGTGTTCATCGGCGGTCTTCGATAGACGATGAGGGGTCAAGGTGATTCACGCGGAGTGGCTTCCGTGGGTCAATCCACGGAAGGCCTCCGTAGTCCCGGCGCTGCGTCGCGGTAAAGGACCGATCGCCAAGTGGAACGAAGGTGAAGCTCGATAACCCAACGTATGGCCCCATCCGCGCGGCGAGAGTCACCGCCAGCTCGGTGTGCCACTCGAGATCGAGAACTGCGCCGCAATTGGAACACCTTTGCTGGACGTCTCTTGCAAGCAAACGGACCACGTCGCTGCACGCCCAGCAATCGAGGCAGTAGAAGCTCTGCCCGTTCATGATGCGCTCTCTTCCAGCCAGGCAGTGCGGTTTTCGAATTTCGTGAACTCGCGCAGCCACACCAGATCCGTGGCGCCGATCGGCCCGTTGCGCTGCTTCGCCACGATCAGCTCCGCCAGGCCCTTGAGATGTTCAGCATCGGGCTTGTACACTTCTTCGCGAAACAGGAACAGAACCAGATCGGCGTCTTGCTCGATGTCGCCGGATTCCCTCAGGTCGGCGAGCATTGGCCGATGATCGTCCTCGGCCCGTCTTTCCGGGCCGCGGTTGAGTTGGGAGAGTAGCAGAATTGGAACGTTGAGCTCTTTCGCCACGCGGAGCTTCAAGAATTGCGTCATCATTCCGATCTGTCGCGCTCGCGATTCCGACTCGGCGTGGGTCCCAATGAGTCCGAGGTAATCGACAACTACCAAATCCAAATCGGCGTGCTCGGCGCGCAAACGGCGCAGCTTGTGATGGATGTCGAAAACAGTGGAGGCCTGATCGTCGATGAATAGAGGAGCGCCGGAAATCTCGTTGAGCGCCCGGGTGAGCCGCGCCCGCTCTTGCTGGTTGAGGAAACCCGCGCGTTGCTTTTGGGAATCGACACGCGCCTCCGCACAGGCCAGCCTGAGGATCAGCGATCGGCGCGACATTTCGAGCGAGAATATGCCAACCGTTCCCGGCTTTTGGTTACTCCTGCCGAACGCGATATTGGCCGCGATGTTCAGAGCGAGCGCCGTCTTGCCCATGGACGGCCGCGCGGCGAGAATTGCAAGCTCCCCGCGTTGCAGGCCGCCGGTCATCTGATCGAGGGCCTTGTAGCCGGTTCGAACGCCGTTGAGTTCGGATGGCTGGAGAAAAGACGTGGCGCCCTCGTTTTCGATGATGGTGCCCGCACTCTCCAGGCCGGCACGCTCTGCCGTCTTCAATCCCGCGAGTTCTTCGGAAAACCTTGCTCCCAGTTCGTAAGCCGTGCCGTCGCCCGCTAACGTCCTATCGATGAGCCGCTGCGCCCGGAAGATTAACTGCCGGCGGGAGGAGTGTTCTTTTACGATGCGAACGTAACTCTCTGGGTTCACCAATTGCGGAAGGCCTTCATCCAGACTCGCGATGTAGGACACGCCGTCAACCGATTCGAGCTGGTTTTGCGTGATCAGCTCATTTGCCACAGTCACGCGGTCGATGCGTTCGCCGCGCTGGTACAGTTCGCCCATTCGAAGGAAGATGCGGCGATGCTTTTCGAGGCTGAAATCGTCAGGCTTGAGCGCAGTGAGAACGAGAGGGAAAGCAGTGTCGTCGAGCAGAATCGAGCCGATAACGAAACGCTCCGCATCCACGTTCGCCGGCAGACCGTGTTCGAGCGCGAGATCAGCCATTACTCACCTCCCCAGTAGGCGGAGTCCACTTCTGGTGGTACGCCGCGCGTCGCGGGCCCTGCTGAGATGCGTGATTTGTTTGAGGTTCGAGCCCTTCCGGGTCTTCCTCGTATCGGCGTTTGTTGAGCCAGGTCGCGGCGTGGGGTCGGTATTTCTTGTCGCTCGCGAGTAGCGCTGGCAGGTGCTTTTCGAGGCCACGAACGATCTGGTTCTTTTTTTCTTCAGACGTGGCGTGCTTGCGAAACGCTTTGAGCGCGTCAGCTCGATCAACTTTCCGCGGGTACTTTGCCCAGAACTCCGCGAACCAGTCTTCCTGCAAATCGGACAAGCTGCGCTCGGGGGGTATCTCATCCAGGGTGTCGAACGGTAAGGCGTCCATGGAAGGCAACCCGTTCGCGCCCTCATCGGCAGATGAGGAAGATTCTTCTCTTGTTAATTGTTTATTTGTTGTACTGTTGCCGTCCTGCGTGACGTTGGCTTGCCGTCCCGGGTGACGTCGGCTTGTCATCGTCGCATCGTCAGGCCTGTCGTCTGGCGTGTCGTCAGTGGAACCTACAAACTGGTAAGAGGCCCAATTAGTGATGGTTATGATGGAGTGCCGGTTTGACGCTTGGCGTGTCACCATGCCTGTCTTTTCGAAATAGTCCAGGCTCCCTCTCGCCTGTCGCGTGGAGATCTTGCCGCTTGTCGCGAGTTTTTCGATAGAAGTGACCAGGCCGCCAGCCGGAATCTCAATCTCGCGCATTCCGTCCCACCAGGGGCACGGTTTGTGATTGGCACGAAGCAAGAGATATAGCCAAGCCTTCAACCATTCAGCCGGGAGTTGCGTCCACAGCGGATGGTCGAGCAGCCGGCGGTAGACGGCAACAAACCCACTGGAGCCCCCTGGCTGACCCTTGCTCACCTGTCCAAACCTCCATCCAGATCGTCCAGCGCGTCGCGGTCACGCCCCAAACCGAGAACAGAAAGTGCGCGCTCCAGGTGATAGCGTACGAGAGGGGCATCAACCGCGACAGTGAGATCCGCGAGCGCGGCAACGCGACAGGCTAATTCGGCGCGCATCGATTGACCGTTCTGCTGCGGATGAGTGGTATCGGATTGTTCCATTCAGTTTTCCGGGGCGCCGCCGCTTGGAACGGTTGAGCGCCCGCACTCCCCGTTTTACGCAACTCTCCGGTTGACGTTTTTTGCGAGATACTCCCTCAGATCCACTTCGAAAACTCGCCACTGCCGGCGGATGCGATGCGCTCGAAGTTCACCGCTCGCGATGATACGGCGGGTCGTTTTATTGCAAACATTCAGGCGCTTCGAGACGCGGGAGATTGAAAGAGCCTTGTTTTCGTCGGTGGTCATTATTCCTCTCAGTGGACGTTCGTTCAACGGCCGTCCCTATCCTACAAAACAGTTCTGGTGGGACTGCAATGGGGGAACTGTTGGGAAAATTGTGTTGGGAACTGTTGGGACTGTTGGGAATGTTGGGAATGTTGGGAATGTTGGGAATGCTGCCTTAGTGGGAATCCGGCTTTGGATTCACAGGTGGGTGCGGAAGTCCGAGCACCCTCTCGATGCTCTGGGACATCTTCGAGCGGTCGGGGAGTTTACCGTTTTTCCAATTATATGCGTCATGTCTATCGACGTGAGCAGCCGCGTAGATCCAAGCAAACGGTACGAGTTTGCCCGCTGTTGGAAGCTTCAACCAGCGTTCCTGCGCGGTGTTGAGTAGCTGCTCGCGTTTTGCTTTCAACTTCTCGCAACTCTCGGTCGTGGTCGGTATTTCGTGGGCTTTCCTTCGCACTTCAGTCTGTGGATTCGCTGGTGATTGTCCACTCTCCAGAACCGCCTGTGAACCCTCTGCTGGTATATCGGACGCGCGAGCGGGCAAGTCCGGTGATTTGGCCGCTTCGAGATGTGCGGCCTTATTCCGAAGTGCCGCGATGCGAAACTGGCGCATGAATTCGTCAAGCCAGCCCGAGCTACAGCCGTACCGAGCGCAGATCTGCTCACCGATTGACCTCACCTTGGGTACCTTGTCGAGTCCACCAGTTTTGAGGTACTCGTCCGCGACACCGGCCATTACACACTGGGCCGCGCGGAACCGTGCGACACGCTGGTTGTCCAACGCCACAATCGGCAAGAGCTGCTCAATAGTGATCGCGTTCCGTTTGGCTTCCTTCTCAGCGCGGGCGTTCGCCCACGGGAGTTTCTTCCGGATTTCGAGAGTCTCGCTCAGCACCTTGCCCTTCGCGAGGAATCGCTCCGCTTCGATCTCGTCCGCTTGAATCCGGGCCTGTGCTGCCGCCGATAGATCCGAAAGATCGATGACCTTCGGAGTTTGAGGTGCCAGCGGCTCGGCGTTGGAGCGGGATTTCCCCGTGGGACGCACGGATTTAATTGGCAGACGAGGCTCTGGCGTGACACGCGCCGGCTTTTGTTTTTTCTTGGTCAATTTCCCGCCTCGTTCCCGCCCCGAGTTAAGAGCGGGCCGCCCGACCAGGCGGGAAAGCCTTTTCGCCCGGTTCATGACGCCGGGCTAGGCGGCCACTATCGACAATACAACAGTCCGAGTCGGTCGAATCGCGATGGTGCAGCGCTACGTGAGAGACGCGAGCCTGTTTCGCGATAACGCTCCGCAGGGGCTGTTATAGAGACGCGGCCCGGTTTGTGGGGCCGCGATCCCAGCGGACCAAGTGGTTGATATACTCAGCCTTGCAGACTGAGTAGTTTTGGATTACTTGGCGGTTGAGCGCTGGCTATGCTTGCAGGCGGGACAGCGTTTGCGCCTTGGGAACAGGATCAGTGTAACATGATTGCCCCTGTTTCTACCGAGACTTCTGCTCGTTGCGGATGCGTACGCGAGATTGTGTGCGGACTGCGCCATGATCTCTATTCGCGATTTTCTGTCGCAATGCTGAAGGCTTTTATCGACGATAGTGGAAGTGGCGGGGATTCGCCTTGGTACGTTTTGGCGGGCTATCTTGGAACTGTCGAGGGTTGGGATGCATTCGATTCTAAGTGGTTAGACGTTTTGCACGAACATCCCTACATCGAGTATTTCAAGAGCAGCGAAGCCGAGAGTCTGCGACCTGACGGACAATGGGCTGGCGTTAGCAAGGAACAGCGTGATGCAAAAATCGACGCCCTCATTGGGGTTATAGGTCATTGCACTCGCCGCGCAGTTTGCGCACCGATCAGACAACGCGATTACGACGAACTGGTGAAGGGCAAAATCCCGCCTGTGTGGGATAGTCCCTATTTCTTTCTGATGCCGTCCATCATCAGTGCAAGCATTAATATTGAGCGAATCGACGGAGAATCCGAGTCAGTCGATTTCGTATTTGACAACGATCAAAAGCACGAAAAAGGATCGAACAGGTTGAACGCCGCATTGATGCTGATGCGGTCAAATTATGGATCACTTGTGAACGTCAGCTTTCGCGACGAGAAGAAGTTTATTCCGCTTCAAGCCGCTGATCTCCTGGCATGGCAGATACGCCGACGCTACTCTGTTCCGAATGACCGTCGCAGGCATTTCGAGAAGGCGCTTGATGCTCCACAAAAAGAAGCGCATACCTTCGTTGTTGACCGCGATAAGGTTCAGTGGATGATTGCAGAGCTTCAAAAGGGGGCGGCCGAGCTTGCGGAGTCGCTTGATCGATCCCCGGATCTGACTACTTGGTAGGCTTCGCCAGCGTGCCTTTGCCGCTTTAGCGGATCTTGGGCCTTGCAATGAGCGGCCTGGGTGAGCGCAACATGTGCCATGCCAAAACCACTGAAGACCGTGCGGGCCCCAATAGGAAAGGCTCTGCGCGTCGGCGCGTTCAAGAAGCTTCGCCTGTATGAGATCCTATTGCACATTAATCAAAGCTTTGAGCAGGTGTTGTATCAGTTGCAAGAACTGGATGAACTTTGCATCGGCAGGCACCAGTTGAAACGGTTTCAGGTAATCGTGGAAGAAACGCGTGCCGAGGTCAACTTCGAGTTGGTTGAGTTTCTTCAAGAGCGCGAACTAAGAGACTGGACTCGCTTTGGTCGCCTTCGCCAGGGGAACGAGGAGAGACTAGCCCCACCGCGAAACCGGCCCGCGAGGCGTGTGGTTCAACGCAAAAATCAAAACAAATGAATCCCGTTGCTGTTTCACATTTCGCAAGCCAGAGCAACACCACCACGGTCCAGGAGAGCTACGATGCTTTGCGAGAGCTGGCTTTTCGGCGGCGTTTCGCGGGCAGCTTTCGAGCGGCAGAAGAGAACACGAGCTTCTCTAGGGAGGTCACCGCTTTATCCGCGGCCGCCTGCTGAGCCCGCAACTGCCTTACAACTTTTTGAATCTTCAGCCTATGACCACCAGGTTCCTTCCCTCGCGTCGATTCCACGATGAGCTTGTCGCTGGTTTCCAGCCCGGACAGCAGCTCCGACAGAGTAACGCCGAGCACACTGGAAACCTTGGACAGATTCCCAAAACTGATGTTTTTCTCGCCACGCTCGATTTGGCCAACGTAGGTTCGGTGGAGTCCACTTATGTGGGCGAAATCTTCTTGCGACCACTTCCTCGCCGCACGAAGCTCGTGGACACGCTTGCCTAGGAGAATCAATAGGTTGTTCACCTACCAAGAGTCTGGAAGCTTTACTGGTCACGTCACCACAGCCAATGAATCGCACCGCCTATAGATGCCACAGAGGAGTAAGCTATATAGGACGCACTTTTACAGAGTTCGGAGATAACGGAGGAACTACGCCGGGCGGGTTCCTACGCGCTGAATTTACGGACAGCCCAAGGAGGTCCTCGTGCCCCATCTGCCACTTCGAGTGCAACGCACGCAGCGCAACACCTGGAATGCAGTGCGCATGCTATTTCTTTTCGCCTGTTTTCTGCTCTTAACCGGCGTTCGCGTCGCCAGTGCACAATGCTACACGTTTTCGAGCGGTTCAGCGGCCAGCTTTACAGTCAACATCACAAGTTTGCCTTCTCCGACGATGCCTTCTCCAGGGATTTATCAATATTCTGGCTCCGGGCTGGCTGGGACTGCCAGCCTGACGGTAGGTCAGACAACGTACACCTCTTCCGGGCCCATTTCGCTCATTGTGACCGTCAGTTCCGATTCCAGCTTAGATTTTTCGGCGTTTGATCTCGTTGTGAGCTTTACAACTACGAATAACACGATAGCTGGCGCGGGGGTATCGCTTGGCTGGAACGGCATCTTCTTTCCAAACGGAAGTCTGCCGGCGGCGCTTCCGCCAATTCCCGGATCGTTCGATCCCTTTATGGTCGTAGATGTAAATTTTGCCGAAACAGATTATACGCCGGATTCGGTTAGCGGCTGCTCAGTTACAGCTCCGCCGTCTATTTCTCTTTCGACGAGTCAGGCGAATTTCACCTATACCGCCGGCGGCGCGGTGCCAGCGCCGCAGACAATTTCAATCTCAAACTCAGGTGGGGGGGCTCTCACTTGGTCGGCGACACCCAGTGCCTCTTGGATACTAGTCGTCTCGGCATCCAACTCGGTCTCGATTTCAGTGAATCCTGCCAACTTGTCGCCTGGTCGTTACACCGGCAGCGTGACGGTGACGGCGGCTGGAGCCGTGAACAGCCCGCAGATAATTTCCGTAATGCTGCTGGTCAATGCGGCGCCGGTTTCTCCCGGCGTCACCGCTGTTGTGAACGGCGCGAGTTTTGTCGGAGGGGGAATCGTTCCTGGCGAAATCGCTACAATCTTCGGCACGAATCTCACCGTCGCCTCCGGCATCAACCCGACTTTGGGATTGCCGCTCGTCACCAGCTTTCTCAACGGATCCGTGATGGTGGACGGCAACCCCGCGCCGTTGTTTGCCATCGACAGCGTCAACGGCCAGGAGCAGATCAACTTTCAAGTCCCATGGGAAGTCGACGGGGAATCAACTGCGAACTTAGCGGTAACTTTGGGCGACGTGACCAGCTCAACCATCGCGGTTCCTGTATTGGCGGCCCAGCCGGGGATTTTTAGCTATTCTGCGGGGGGTGCAACCTTCGCGGTGACCCTGCACGCGAATTATCAATTGGCCGATAGCGCGCATCCGGTGACGACCGGCGAGACGGTGCTTATTTACTGCACGGGCCTGGGAGACGTCAATTCCACCCCCGGCGACGGCGTTGCGGCAACAACAGGGCAGACGACCGTGGCGATTCCAACGGTCACTATCGGCGGGGTAAACGCGCCGGTGAGTTTCAGCGGCCTCGCGCCTGATTTCGTTGGTCTGAACCAGGTGAATGTGCAGATTCCCGGAGGCCTTGCGTCGGGCAATCAGCCCGTGATCATCTCGAGCGGGGGTGTGTCCAGCGCTTCGGTGCTCTTGCCGGTGGAGTAACCAAGTAGTGAAGCATGGCGATTAAAGCGTTTGTTGTTTGCTGCGGCTTGGCGACTCTTGCCTTCGCCGATACAGTCGAACTGAAAACGGGTGAGCGCCTGGAAGGAACGTTCCGGCAAGCCAGCGTGTCATCTGGAGTTGTGATCGAGGCAGCGGGCCAGGCGATCACTATACCGCTGGCCAAAGTGCGGGCGATCTATTTCGGAGCAGCCAAGCCGGCAGCTAAGTTGTCGGCTTCAACTCCTAGTGCTAGGGCTTCGGCTGCCCCCTGGCAAGAAGCCCTGGATGCGGTCCGTGGATTACGCTCGGTCACCGATAACGGCATCTCTTACCGTGACTATGCGTCAAGAGTACTGGATGCAAAGGTGAAGGTTGATCGATATGTTGCATCCTCCAAAGATGATGAGGAGAAATCGCATCGAAGCAACCCGGCCGCAACTCCTACGAGGGCGTCCACGCTTGCCACAATAATAGAGATGGCGATGACGGTCTATGAGTCCGCATCCTCGTCCTGGAACACTTGGATTACTGGCGGTGAGGCATACCAGGCGACCGTAGGGCCCATCGAAAAAGAGCTACAACAAAGCTGGAAAACTGCGGCTAGCGTGGTAGCGTCTGCCGAGAAGGTCGCGAAGGACCAGTAGCAGCGGGGATGAGGCCTTGGGTCAGCGTGTAGCACGTCAAGGTCCATCTCGGGGACGGATAAGACGGCTCCTGGCTCGAAATTCCCTGTTTGAATTGCCTTGCAATCGTCTGCGCTCATGCCCCAACATGTGACCGATGAAAGCAATTGGGTACGTCCGGGTTTCCACAGAAAAGCAGGCAGACCGCGGCGTTTCGCTGGATGCACAGGCCCAGAAGATTCGGGCCATGTCCGTCGTTCACAGCGCCGAGTTGTTAGAAATCATCGTGGACGGAGGCGAGTCGGCAAAGAGCCTGCAGCGCCCTGGCATGGAACGATTGCTTGCGCTGGTGGACGGCAAGAAGGTGCAGGCCGTCATCGTGGCCAAGCTGGATCGGCTAACACGGAGCGTTAAGGATCTTTGCGAGCTGCTTGAGCGGTTCGAGCGCCGCGGCGTCGCGCTGATCTCGGTGGCCGAATCCCTGGACACTAGCTCCGCCGCCGGGCGGCTGGTGCTCAACATTATGACGGCTGTGAGCCAGTGGGAACGCGAGGCAATCGGCGAACGGACTCGTGACGCGATGCACCACAAACGTACCAACGGCGAGCGCGTCGGCAACATCCAGTTCGGCTACCGCCTCGGCACCGATGGGAAGCACCTCGAGCCCGACCCCGCCGAACAGGAAGTGCTGGACGATATCCGCCAACTGCGCCAGGACGGCCACACCCTGCGGGGAATCGCGGCGGCATTAAACCACCGAGCGCTACGCACCCGCCGTGGGTCCGCCTGGCGGCTGGAGCATGTGGCGCGAATCATCAAGCAAGGCGCAACCACTCGCTAAAACGGCCTGCTCGCGGAACCGCGCTCCAGCGAACGGTACTGAAGCGTTCGCGGTCCAGATGTTCGGCGTACGCGAGGCGGCACTCGCGGGTTGGCGGAGAGTTGGTGCGGGTCGTGTCAAAACGAGATATGCTAGGCGGCTATAGAACTACCGATTTGATGTTGGGTGCACAAGAATGGCAGCCGGGAGGGGGCGAGTGAAGCGAGTTGGCATCGTTGTTTTTTGCGGTCTCTTGCTGTGCGGATGCTCGAAAGATCCGCATAACGTTCGCATTACCGAGAAGAACAAGGACACCTTCATGGATGACATCAAAGACATGAAGGGCCTCACGGTGGACGAGGCGCGACTCCTAGTTGCGTTCCAGATTCGACGTGGCATGAGTAACGCCTTCGGTGCCTCAGCCCAAGACCCTTCGGGCAAGACCGTTGGTGAGTTGCTCGCCCAACTGAAGAAGCAGGCGGCAGAAGAGAAAACAGAAGCCGATCGTCAGAAGCGACTTGCTGATGAGGCCAAGGCAAAAGCGGATGCTCTAACGTCAGAACTTCGGAAGAGCATTGATTTGACGGTTTACGACAAGGGGTTCAGACCGGCCAACCCGCTGGGCGGAAGTTTCAGCGCTCAGATCAACATCAAGTGCGTGTATCAAAACAACTCAACGAAGGACATTCGAGCTTTCCGTGGCAAGGTCCGGTTTACCGACTTATTCGGGTCGGAGATCTTCACAACTGGGTTAACAATCTCTGACCCAATCGCGGCCGGCAAGAAGGGTAACTGGGACGGCGTGATTGAGTACAACCAGTTTGTTAGTCAGCACCAGCAACTAAGGAACACGGAGTTGAAGGATATGAAGGTCATCTGGCTCCCCGAATCAGTGATCTTTGCGGATGGATCGAAGATTGGCGGGGACCAATAGAAACAGTCAGAGCCACGCGCCGACACCGTCACTAGAGCAGCGTTCGGAACGTGCTCGGAAAGCTGTAGCCGCTTGGGAAGCCCAAACGAAAGCCCGCGAAGAAGGGAAGCCGTAGCAAGGTCCTCGGTGAGGGAAGTCTACGGCCACCCCGCCGCCAGGAACACCACTGAGGGCCGTTTTCGCCCCAAGGAACGGCATTCTGGGCCGCGTTGCCGCCGGAACATTTCGGTCCTGGAATGGTTCGGCAGGGCCAGCCGGCCCCCCTGGCCAGTGACGTGACGGGTCCGTGACGTCACTTACTCCCGGCAGACTGAAGCAGGAACGCCGCCCCGGCGTTCCGGAAGCGGCGTTTGGACGGACGGTTGCCTGCGAATTTACTTCGCGATCTTGTAGACCCGCTCCCCGGCGGCGTTCTTGGACGAGTCGATCTTCTCACCGCTCTTGCTGCCCAGGATGCTCACGAAGCCGCGTACGGTGTGCGCTTGCCACTCCGTGGCGGCCATGATCTCGGCCAGCATTGCGCCTTTGGCGCGCTTCATCAAGGCGATCACTTCGGCCTTTTTGTTGGCGCGGTCCGCTTTCGGCTTGCTGGCCGGCTTCTTGGCCCGGCCGGCCTTCTTTGAGGCCTTGGCTTTCTTGACGGGCGTCTGCTTGCGCTTTGCTCCCGGAGCGCCCAGTTCCGGCGTCGTGGCTTTCTCGGTATCGATTGTGTTCGTGGTCATAAGTTTCTCCTTGACCGGGTTGCGGTCGTGACAATTCATCACTCCGGTCGGGAGAAACATCAAGGCAAATCTGCGGCGATTGGCCCCAGGGGGAGCAATTGGCGGGCGTTGAACCCAGGGCAACTTTCTTCCCCCACGCGGGCGCGCCGTCCTCGCGGGAATGGTGCCTCCCTTATTTCTTTGGAGGTGGCGGTGGCTGCTTCGCTGGGGGAGGCGGCGGGACGCGTTGGAACGGCCTGACAGGGACCGGACTCTCCTTAAGCCGTCAGAAAAGTATGCTTGCCCGTTGGGTAGCACGACCACGTAGCGCAATGCCCGCGTGCGTGGATCGATGTATGTGTAGATCGGATAGCCTTCAAGACTGCGCCCTGCCTGTGGTCCATAACCGGAATGGTTTGGCACAATCATAAGGCACGCCCTCGGGCAACGACTTCGGGGCTCGGGCCCTTTCCAGGTTTGCGCGCGCGTGGCATCCACCTTCATGCCATGCCGTAGTCGCGTAGTTGCGCAAGTAGGCGGCAGCCCTTAAAGAACGGATCTAAACGTAAAGAAATCGTCCCATCGGGCCGATAGAAGAATAGCTGTGACTTGTCCGAAATGCAAAACGTCCAACCCCCAAGTCAGCAAGTTCTGTGGAACCTGTGGCTCACAGATCAAGCGTAAGCGGTCTCCCATACTGGTTGGGTGCCTCGGCTTCTTCGGAGTGATCGTTGTGCTCGGGATGCTCGGTAGTTTCATCAACAAAGGTGCACTGCCACCTTCACCCCGATCCAGCCTCCCTGCATCCGTCACTGCTCATGAAAGATCAACGGACCCGGCTGTTTGTTTGGAACTTCTTTCAAAGGAAGGCAGCGTGGATGAGTACTCGACCACGATCACAGGAAGCATAAAGAACAATTGTGGGCGAAAGTTCCGCTATGTGCAGATCACGTTCAAACTTTTCGATGCTTCGGGGAGTGTCGTCGGAACGGCCTTGGCAAATCAGAACGACTTGGATCTCGATGAAACATGGAAATTCAAAGCTCACGGCTTCGCCGTATGCAAGACGTTCCGCATGACCGAGATTACAGCTTTCTAAGCAACGCTGGTGGGAAGGCGATTGCCGAGGACAAGGAGATGGCTGGCGTTGATGCGTGAAGCCATCTTGCGAAGACAGGGAAGCCTATCCAAGATGAAAACGGTCAAGGGTTGTTCATGATAAAATCGATTTCCATGGCTGAACAGGATCGACCCGCTCCCGTTCCAACGCCTCAACCGCAACAACAGCCCCAGCCGACGCCCCAACGACTTCCGCCTCAGCAGCCTGACAGGCTTCGAGAGAACGAAGACTAGAATATTCGCAAAAGCAAGGTCAAGAAAATCGTGCTGGCACTCAGCGCGAGAAATATTTCAGAGGCCCTTAGCCATTTGGCCCTTGTGTAGTTTACGCCAGCCTGAGACTGATGGATGTTCAGCATCGAGATGATATGGTAGCGTTTCAGCGTGTCTGGGTTCTCCAGTGCACCATCGCAGAACCAATCTCGTTCGCTTGGCGCTGGCCACACCCTTGATTTGAGGCCGAAATACGCTGAAATGACTGAGGCTAAAGTCAACGCGACGGCAACGAGCAAGGCATCAAAGACGAGACCGCGAGGTTTCGACACGCTTCCATCGACCAGTACAAATGCGAGCGCAGCAGAAGACCAACCGAGGATTCCGGTAAGCTTGGCATCTAAACGCGCGGTCCTCAGTTGCGCCGAGGACACCATGAGCGCTCCGAATCTGTAAAGCTCTTCGACTGAAGCGTCGCCAACGGACAGCAGTCGAACCTCGACGTCAGCCACATCGACTGTTTGGATTAACTGACTCGACATTCGTGGGCACCCTCAAATGGATGTTAACATGTCGATCCGCCGCCGTCTTGTCCGAACAAGCTTTCGTAGGTCAATCCCCAATAGCGGGCCCTCGCTCCGCTGGCGATATCCTTCCTGCAATTCTTGCGTCGGAGTAAGGGCGCCAGCGAACACCGCGCCGGGGTGCAATCCCGTCTGCATTGAGAGCGGCTGCAATAGCCTGGAAGGAAATCGCCCGGGCCGCCCGCATAGAATGAATCCTCTGAAGTACCATGTTGGCGTCTCAAGGCCGGCGTCGTCGCTGTCCGGCTCAATACGGCGAAATCTGGACGGGCTCCGCGAGCGCGAAAGTTTGATGGCGCGGGACGATCTTGCAGAACGCCATGACGAGCGCTTCGGCGCGGTCGGGCGACGCCTGCCCGCGCTTTCTAGCTTCCTCCTTAGTCTCGATTTCCGTTCGACCGGACGCTGTCGCGCGGTAAAGGATCGCTGAAAGCTGAGCCTCCGTTTCCAGGTCGTTCAGCCCGCAAATGGCACCCTGCTCCATCCATTCGCGGAGGCCCCAGTATGACTCCGCTTTGGAGTTCACGAACCGCTCTGCGTCCCCAGCGCGATAGCCTGCGTTGAATAGAAACACCGGGAAGCCAAGGTCCGAAAGATGCAACGCGAAGTTGTAGCCGATGCCGACAGAGTCCACAACCACATAAATGAGCCTGCCGGTTCTTTGCAGCCGCGAAAGCACCTGCACAACCCGCCCGCGGGGATCGTGCTCCGGGAAAGCGTGGATCTCCAGGACCGCCCCGCCGGCCCGTGCAACCAGCGCGGTCTCGTCCTCCCCCGGCCCGGCGACATCGATTCCGACCTGGATTGGCAGGGTCTTTAGCTTTTCGATTTCTTGGGTCGTCGCATCACGCTTCGCCTGCTCAATTAATTCGAGACTGAAGACGGAGTGAACGGACTGGCTCGGAAATTCGCCAAGTACCCGGGCTCGGAACATTGGGTGCTTCTGGCCCCATGCCAACGCTCGCTCTCTCACCCAACGGCGCGTTACCAGATACGGCGCTGTCGGGTGGGCCAATTCGTCTTCAGACATCGCCAGGAGCTGTTCCATCGTTATCCCGGCAAGATTCGGCGTGTCGAAGGCACTGATCGTGAAATTGGTCCAAATGGTCCGGCCGCGGGCAAATGCGTTGAAGAAGTAGCCGCTCGGGATAACTGGGTTGCCCAGCATCAGCACGTGGACGTCGCCACCCGCACGGACTCCTTCGATGGCGTCCCAGATGTCCGCGCGGATTCCGGGCGCTTCGTCCGCGATGATCAGAATATTGCGGCCATGGATCCCCTGGAACTTCACGGCTTCGTTCGTTGAAATGCCCTGGATGTAATTCGCGTCTGTAATTCGCAGTTCAGTTGCGCTCGGCTCGGGGAACGCAATCCGAGACTGTGCTCGTGCCAACCGGATTTCCTCCCACATCAGCCGCACCTGACGCCAACCGGGAGCGGTATTGATTACCTTTCCTTCTGGAAAGCGCGTCAACCACCAAAGCGCGAGCCTGGCGGCTTGATACGTCTTTCCGCTTGCATGGCAGGCTTTGACCGCCACCAAGGGCTTCGTCGCCACCGCGCGCATGATGTCGCGCTGTCGCCGCCACAGCACCGAACCAAGGACGTCGCCGGCGAAGTGCGCAGGGTCGGTAAGCGAGGTGAAATTCTCACTTTTTGATAGGCTGCTCATCCGAATCCTCAGCGGGCCGCGAAGCCGCCGCTCCCTCCAGCAGCGCACGGGCGGCCTCAATGGGAACCAAGGCTCGGCCGTCTGGTCCCGAGTGCTCCAATCGAGTGGTTTCCTTCCATCCGCGACGGCACTTCATCCAGAAAAAAGTCGCCGAGGGACAGTGGCCCGAGGTCGCGAGCTTGAATAGCGTTGCGGCCACCTGTGCGTCGGCTTTGTCGGCTGATGAGTCAAGCGCCTTACGGAAGTGCTTCCGCAAAGTCTTCGCGTCGATGTCCAGCGCGCGCGCGATCGCCTCCTGCGGCATTCCGCAACCGGACATTGCTTCGACTATGCGAAGGTCTTTGTCTGTCGGTTCGTATTTCCTGCGTCCGCCTGCCATCTTTTTATAGACGGGAAAAACTCCAGTCGCGTACTTGGCCTTTGCTTGAAACAACAGTGCGGTTCATGCCGCGACGCCTATCCTTTCCGCCTTGATCTGCTCGAACGTACGACCGTCGCCGTCGAGGATTGCCTGCTTGCCGGTGAGTCCCTGCCACCTGGTCACGATGACATCGACGTACTTCGGATCGAGTTCGAGTCCGCAGCAGATGCGCTCAGTGAGTTCTGCGGCGGCGAGCGTGGTGCCGCTGCCAAGGAACGGATCGTACACAAGCTCCCCGCGCCGAAGATGGTTCAGGATAGGACGCCGCATCAGCTCAACGGGTTTCTGGGTTGGGTGATCGAACTTCTCCTCATCCGACCCACCCATGATGAACTTCGGAGACGGAACTTGCCAGACCGTGGAGTTTTCGCCGGCCTTTCCGTACCAAGGAGCATTTTTCTTTCGAGCGTAAACGCAGGGCTCGTGAGCATACCAGTAATGCGTCCGAGTGAGAACGGCACGGCCTTTGTGCCAGATGATTTGTTGCGGATACAGAAAGCCGATTCGCAGCAGACCGTCGAGAACTTCCCGTGTGTAGACGCTGGCGTGCCAGACGTAAACCACTTGCAGGGGCGGAACCAATTCGAACGCGTGCGACCAATCCGCAATCGTGTCGCCGGAGATGGTTGTTTGCGTATGACCTTCGGTCCGCCGCTTCATATAACTCGCTTCGGCAGGGCCATGTTTGTTGATCCCGGCGCGATCACGCCATTCGCTGTCGAGCGATATTCCATAGGGTGGATCCGTCACCATGAGCCGCGGCCTGCGTTCACCGAGCAGCCGCGCGACTGCCTCCGCGGCGGTCGCGTCGCCGCACAAAACCCGATGCTCGGCGCAGAGCCACAGATCCCCCGGGCGCGTCACAGCGACGTCGGGAAGTGGCGGAGCTTGGTTTGCTCTTTCCTCGTCCAGGGGGTCGCGCAGCAGCAAGTCGAGTTCGTGCACGTCGAACCCGGTCAGGCCGAGGTCAAAATCAAGCGCACGCAGATCTGCAAGCTCAGGGGCGAGAAGATCGAGGTCCCAGGTCGCCTCTTCGTGCGAGCGATTGTCCATCAGCCGGTAGGCCTTGATCTGCGCCGGCGTGAGCTTGTCCGCCACCGTGACCGGCGCCTCGGTCCAGCTGAGCTGGAGCGCGGCCAACCGTCGAACATGCCCGACCACGATGACCCCCTTTTTGTCCACCACGATCGGCTGCTGCCAGCCGAATTCGAGCAGGGACGCCGCGACTTTATCGACTGCCCTCTGTGGAATTTTGCGCGCGTTTTTCTCATAGGGCCGGATTCGGTCCAGTGACCAGAGCTCGATCTTCATTCAGGAACCTCCTGAAAGAGATCAGTCCTGTCCAATTCCTGTCCAGAATTGCCACCGGGCTGAGGTTCAGAGGAGGGGGGCTTGGGCGGGATCGCGTAACCCGGTGGTGATTCCAAAAGACTTTTGGTAGGCGCGGCTGGACTCGAACCAGCGACCCTCAGCTTAGAAGGCTGATGCTCTATCCACCTGAGCTACGCGCCCGCAATAAACGAGGCTTTCAAGGTCGAGTTTAGCGCACGCAG